GCTTCTTGGGGTCCAACGGCGGGTGTATCTCAATTTGGAGTCCGTGCTCGAGCGCGAGCTTATGAATCTGCTCGTCTCCACCAATGCAGTCACCGTGATGCAGCACGTCCGGGACACAACTGAAAAACAGCCGGTCGACCGTCACGTACTGCTCTCGGGTGATGCCCTTCGATGTGCCGGTGAACCCAATTTCGATCTTCGAGATCATTCCGGCTCAACCTCCGACTCGGGGCATTCACGGAGTCCGTCATCCCCGTCTTCGCGGTACTGCTTATCGAGCTCGACCACCAAGACGCCTCGCTCGACGTCGATGACCCGGCCCCTTTCGACGGGCGGGTTACGGAATTTGACCCGATCACCGACTTTGAAGCTCATTTCGAGTCCCTCCAGGCTTTTACGAGGTCCATCGCGTGCTCAGCTCGCAGTAACGCGGCGTCACGCATCAGCCCAGGAGCCAGCTTTGACCCAACTGCCAGGAGCTGGTCCACATAGTTCTTGATCCACTCCTGCGGAATCGGCTCTTTATCCGCGGCCATAAGCACCTACGCTGACTCCCGTCCCACGTACCAGTTCTTCGGCTGCTTTGAGGTCGGGATTCGTGTGACCGAAACATCCGGCCGGAGAATATCCACGAAACCCTTGCGGGTTTTTCTCGTATATCCAGAGGCCTTCCCACAGAGTGCCATGGTTCCGGTACGTTGCGTGATGGAACGAACCATCCGCTAACATCTCCCGAAGTTCATCCAATGTCATGTAAGAATTATACATCACCCGAGAACTGATGTACAACCCATTTTGCCCCGAGATGGATCTTTACGGGGTTGTCCTTCGCCTCTTGTTCAGGAGCAAAGCCTGCCCGCTTTGAGGAGCTCTTCGTGGTCTTTCATGAACAGCTCGATTGCTCTGATCGCCCGTTCTGCGTACCCTTTCTGCGATTCTCCTTCCTGCGGGTCGAGCGGCTCATTCTCGAGGTATCCATCGCCCACGAAGCCCGTGTAGGGAGGTTCGGCGTAAAACAGATCTTGCAGCTCGTTCCACACATCAAAGGAAAACACTTGCCCAATCACGGCGCCTTTCAGGATGCTGCACCACCCACCCACGCAACCGATGGTGCCGCACGCCGGGAGTCGCGCATCGAACGCAGCCCGCTCCGGGACCGCTCTCATCTTCCAGTCGGTCCAGTTGAACCGATTCGGTTCTTCCCTGATCACCGTGATGACGTCGGCCAGCAGATCGTACGCGTTCTGCGCGTTGCTCAGGGGAACGAGGCTATCTGTCCTGTAAGTCAGCACGCGGTGCCTCCAAGATGCTTCGGAAGAAGGAGCTCGTGACCCCGCAGCGCTTCCTCGTTACGAGTCATGTAGAGCCGAATAGCCTTGATTGCCCGGTCCGCGTATTGACGCTGCGTCTCGCCGGGCAGCGGCTGCATTGAACTCCGGTTCTCGTCTTGGCGCGGGTCGGCGTATGGCCCGGTTGCGTAGACCAGGTTCTTCCAATCGCTTACGCAGCTGTACGGGTAAACCGAGTTCCACGAGTCCGTCAGGGCGCTGCACCACCCACCGATGCACCCGATCGTCTTGCATGCCGGGATTTTCGCATCCTGTGTCCTTGACAAGTGGAAAAACGCGACGTCACGCACGAGCCACTCGACCCAGTTCAGACGATTCGGCTCCTCGTCGATGACCGTAATCACGTCCTCCATCAGGTCCCACGAGTTCTTCGCGTCACTCGTAGGAAGTCCATTCTGCGTACGAATCAGCATCAATCCTCCTTTTCTGCAGTGAATATCCGGATATCTTTGGGAGAGCTCTGGATAGAATCCCAGACAACGCCACGTTTCTTGGCAATCTCCTGCCATACCACATTCGCGTTCTCTTGCGGTGACCTCGGGGCGTGGCCCCCGATCACGAGGTAAGGGACCGGCTTCGCTGCTTCCATCAGCCGTTCGAACTCCTCGTCCGTCAACGTGTACTCTTGCCTCATTCTGGGTGCTCCTGGGTGTAGGGATCACGAAGACCGCGCTTGACGGCCTCGGCAAATAGCTCGGTGTGCATGAGGTTCAGGACCTCCCTCGCGTGGTCAGGATAGCTGGGGTCCTTCCTCGCACGCTGGTCCGCGACTTCGCACTTCGACAGGTGGAACAGCAATGCCCGGTCCACACACTTGGAAACCGGAACCGCTCCGTCACTTCTTTCCCTTCATGAACTCCTCTTCCGTCGGGATGGGTCCTGCTACCTCGACTTCGCTGAAGTCATGTTGAGGGTTCCTTGTGTGGCGAACAGCCTTTATGACGATGGCTCCGCCTTGTCTGTGCTGAACCGTGACTCGCTCGAGATCCTTGCCGTGCTGAAATTCCCAGCAATGTCCAGGAGCGATCTTAACGCACAGGTCCTCGCCGCAAGAACAGCGGATATCGATACCTTCCGGGACGGGACGCCGATTTTGAAGGGCGAAAGCGAAACGACGCGCGTAGACCTGCTTCCTCGTTCCATCCGGCATTCGCATCCACATGTACGGGATACGTTTGCCGTACTTGAAATACTTGGCCCCAACCCAGACATCGCACTTGTACTCGTTGTAGTAAGGTGAGATATGGCGTAGGAAGGTTGCCCTGTTTTTCTCGAAGTATGGATTCTGCCTCGGGTCGTAAGGATTCTTAGGCATACAGGAGCTATTATAGCACGTCTGGGCATACACATTGCACCGTAAAGAAAAACAAAATTTAAGGTGATTGCGGTAAGCGCCTTATATATACAGAAAAGTTAAGGGCATACGGGCATATCGTTATAAATGGATTAAATCTCGTTGAATAAAGACGCATAAGACCGATGTACTTGAAGTATGTAGACCCACGTAGGCATACAGGGCATAGGGTGTATACATGCTCAGGGTTTGAATTTGTATGCCACGTATGCCCTGTATGCCTTACTAGGTCCACATACATGTTCAAATAAAAACAGGCGTAACAGCATTCAATCAAAATTAATCTTTTTATAAGTCTATGCCCGTATGCCTCCCTCCCTCCTTATATAGGCAAAATAAACCAAAAACAAAGCAGTGTACAAAGAACTCCTGAACGTAGTACAATGTCTGGGAGCTTAACAAGATGCTTCGACAGAGGCTTAGGAGAAGATGGCGAACCAGTACTCGTCCCTGATGCCGGCAACGCCGGAGGAACTTCACGAGCGACGCGTTTTCGTGATGCAAAAACGGGTTGAATGCTACACGTTCGACGAGATCGCCAGGATGGTGCGGGAGAAGTTCGACCGGCCAATCTCTGCGGTCCAGTGCGCGGAAGACTACCGGGTTGTAATGAAAGCTCGGATCAAGGAATTGAACGAGCCCACTGACACGGTGCGCGCCGCGGCGATCGCAAGGCTTCACCAAATGATGAACGCCATCATGGAACGAGTCCAGCAAGGAAGCTTGGACCACATCGAAGTCTTCCTTAAGCTGGAAGCTAGGCTGGCCAAGCTCACTGGAGTGGATGCGCCAACGCAATCCGAGTTGACCGTGAAAAAAGACGGCGAGGTGCTGACTCGTGAGCAATTACTGGAAAAAGTGGCACTTTTACGTGAACGGTTAAAAAGCGCTGGGTCCCTCGATTCCTCGCTCCCACCTCAAAATACGGAGGTAAAAGCGCTAAATCCAGCGCCGGAAGTTACATCCGAAGTGTCAAGGCCGGTGCTCGAGGGTGAAGTAGTTATGGCAGACAGCAACGTCGTTCCATTCACAAAACCATGATTCCAGAATATTTCTACTCCGAATTTACAGGATGGGACGATAAGTGGCACGACGACCACTTAACAACGGTAAAGAACAAGTACGAAATCTCCGCTGAACAGTTTAGTGAGATGCTGCACCAACAAAATGGGACCTGCGCAATGTGTCACACAAAACACTGGGACGTGGCATATCACAGACTCTGCGTCGACCATGATCACAAGACGGGAAAAGCGCGCGGATTACTGTGCCATAAGTGCAACAGACTCGTCGGACAGTATGAACACGGTAAGCTTCGCGATTCCGTCTTATACGCGCGGGCGCGCGCGTATATAAGCAGTCACGTATAAATCACGGAATATAAAGTAGTGTACAACCTAAAATAATGCTGCCCCACATAAAAATCACGGAATATAAAGTAGTGTACAACAGAACCCTGGTGTGCTCTACAGATGAGCTGTGATAGCTCTTCACAGTACCCCGCATCTTTTAGAACGGAGCAAATAGGATTGTACAAGGGCTTACAGTCATGATAGAATTGTCTCTGTTGATTGGTTAGCACGAAGCAATCAAGCTGAGTGCGGTCGACGGAGATTGCGATGCGAAACTTGTTTGCGTACGCGGACCCCACGGAGTCGGCAGCGAAGCGCGAGTTCGGGATGTCTTCGGCAGAGGAGCTCCCGCGGGAGATCTTCATGTCGGACGACGACGAGGATGACGACGCGGACGTCGACGAAGACGACGACGAGGACGAGGAAGACGGGGACGACCAGGACGACGACGAGTAGAGTCACCCGACTTTAGTCGGTGACCGGGATTCTTCTTTTTCCGGGATCGCTCGAGGTGAGCGGTCCCGGCCTTCAACAACCGATTCGACGACGAGGCATGACGATGGCGAGAGCAAGAGCGTACGTACTCGGGAACATTCCCGCGGACCAGAAGTTCCGCGGCCAGGCCGAGCTCATCCTGAACGCGCTGAAAGCCGGGACCGAGCCGATGACCACGAAGGCGATCGCCGACGTGATCGTGTCCAAGCTCACCACCCGGCAGGACCCGGAGCGCGTGGTCGCGTTCTACATGTCCGTGTGGAAGAAGAAAGGCTGGGTCAAGGTGTCGGAGGTCGACGTGACCGACGCCGAGGCCAAGTCCTCGAACGACGCGGACAACGCCCCGCACTCCGTGAACGACGAGGTCGGCGGGGTGGACGCGGACACGCACAACGCCGTGAACATGGAAGTTGCGGTCGAGACCGCCAACGAGTTCCCGTCGCTCGAAGGCAAGAAGCTCGGTGAGGGAGTGCTCCTGGTCATGCAGCACGTCGGCAAGCCGGCCGACGCCGCCGGGATCACCGACTTCCTGAACGCGCACGGTTACGACTTCAAAGTCAACCAAGTGACCAGCTCGCTTGGAAACCTGCTCCGTCAGGGTCGGATCTCGAGGGACGGCGACCTCTACACGATCGCCTAAAGTGACGAGGGGAGCCGAGTGGCTCCCCTTTCTTTTTACTTTGTGGAACGGGAAATTAGGTAGCGTGGAACATGAGCGCGCAGAAGAACCCGAGCAGCCACATGATGATGCCGAACATGAGGTGAGAGAAACCCCAAGTCGGCGTCGGGACTTTCACATAGACGGTCTTCGGCCAAGGAATCCGGCGATAGCCGAGAGGCGGGAGCTTTTCCCAGTCATTGGCCAAGGCTTCCTGCGGCGAGATTTCCGGAGGACCAGAAATCAAGCCGCACCGGATCGCTTCCTTCTCCGACATCCGAGCCACTAGTCGAGCTCCACTAGGTTCTCAGGGTCGTCGACCTCGCAGATGTCCGCCATCATCCACTCCTCGGCGCGCTTGAACCGGTTGTCCAGGTTTAAGTCGGAATCCCAAGCTTCCTGAACCGCTGGGTACGCGATCCGTTCCCGGTCCTCGCGGGAAAGTGCGGCGAACTCCTCCTTCGTGCCGTCAAACTCGATCTCCACGTCGAACGCGAACGTGACGGTGACGCCGATGCTGTACCGCATTTACGCATCCTCCGTGTCTTGGAGCACCAGGTCCCGCATATACGAGAGCGATTGTTTGTACGCTTCCTTGAAACCGGTCGTGTACCTGAAACTTTGACACAGGGTAGCGACCGGGTTCATCTGCAACGTGTAGATTCCCTGACCGCTCAGGTCGGTTCCGGAACTTCCGACCATCGCGACCAGGTAGTGAGACGAGTTGTTGCTGAGCACGATAACGTGGCCGTGGTCAGAACCCGCGAGCGCGATGACGTCGTACCCGGCAATGTGAAACTTCTCACCCGGTTTCATTCCGTCACCTCGAGGTGGAGCCGGATTCCGGGCAAGGCGTTGATGACCGTTTCCGCCGTCCATAGTTCTCGAAGATGAGTAAGCGGGATCGTTCCGCAATCTTCGGACTTGATTGTGATGTCGGCGTGCCGTGGGGACTTGCCCTTGAAACGAAGAACTACGCGCATGGGGGACTCCGGGAAAGAGAGAATTGGCCGGGAACGTGATTGCTCCCGGCCACGGGGGTTCGACTACGCTCCGACTTCCTCGAGCTCCTCGTCTTCCGTGGTCTCGTCGACGATTTCGCGCTCGACCACGCCGCTCTCGGTCTTGACCGTGATGCCGTGCTTCGTGGACTCGTTCACCGTGACCGCGTCGATGTCGAACTCGTTGGTCCGGATACACCCCTTGGATTTGAGAACCATGAGGTAGTAGAGAACCACGCGGTACGGGTCCTGCTTGGTTTTGAGGTCCGACGCGATGACCGCCGTCCACTCGTGCCCCGTCCGGAGTTCCTCGGGTTCCGCGCGCAGCGCGTTCAACACGATGAGCGCCTGCCCCGAGAGTTCCTTCGCCGGGAGTTCGCCGTTCCATCCGTACTTGCGTTCGCGAGCCATGCCGTTTCTCCTAACATGTCGTGGCGGAATTGCCACACCGTACGTACGACCGATAGATAGATTCTATCTCAACGGGAAACAAACATACACTACTTTTTAACCCGCTTGTGCATGTTGCGGGGTATCAGTCGTTGAACACCGTGAGTGTCTGGGTTCCCGGCACCAAGTTGCAGCGGTCGTCGACCACGACTTCCCGGTAAAGCCAGAACTTCACGTCACCGTCGTGGATCTCGGCATGCAATAAATCGAACGTGACACCCTGGTGAAAGATGACGTCGGGACGGTACCCCGGGACGCCACCCCATGTCTGATGCGCAAGCGACAAGCTCTTTCACAGGAACCTCGTCAGGCCCGTTCATTCGGGCGACCGGGATCGCTCCCGGTTTCTAGTTCCTTAAACCTTGCACTTGTGCTGGTGCATCCGCCCGACCGGGATGTGCCGGCCGCAGTCGCAGATCGCCATGACCCGCAAGCCTTGCCAGTTGCGACGCATGTGGCGTCCACCCCAACCGGACTGCTCGACGGGACAGGTTAGCGGCCGGACGTAGACGCGAACTCCCTGAATCAGCCGCTCCGCCATGCCCTCCGCGGGAAGTGACTTGACGCCGAGAAACTGGTACATGTCGTGGGCCTGCGCGCTGTAGCCGTACCGTCCTACAATCTTCTTCACGGGATTCTCCTCAGTAAATGTTGGTCGGGTCCGTCCACGTCTGCAAGACGTGCTCCGGGTCTCGAGTCGAGTTGAACGCGCGTTCCTGGTCGTCACCGGTCAGGTTCGCCATGACCTTCTTCGCCGAGCTCTGAAGCACGTACCCGTTTCGGAAGAAGGAACCGTCCGGGTACTGGATGAGGTAGAGCAGCGAGCCGGCTTCCAGAGCCGGGTGCCCGCGGCGGGCGGGCCGACGCTGCGTGGTGCGGTGACAGACGACGCGACCGTTCATTTCGTGCTCCGTTCGTGAAGCGTCGGGCCTTTGCCGGCCGCGACGAGTTCCCAGTACCGCCGCATCGCCGAGAACCAGTTGTCGAAGTTCTCGTGATACTCGTGGTCGTTCCAGCGATACGCGATGGTGAACTTCATTTTTGGTTACTCCGCGTTCTGAGCAATTTCTTCCGGGGTCCACCCAAGAAACTCTGGATGAACTGGGACCATAGCTGCCGATTCGAGGAACCCGTCGCCGATGACTTTCGCGGTTTCTGTGGTGCAGTAAACTTCGAAAATCCGGCCGTCGTTGAATTGAATTTCGAAATCGTAACGGTGTGTTTTGTAGTGCTGCTGCGCTGCGTCTTTGGTCATTTTCAAACTCCTGGGTCTATTGTACTACACCGGGATGTCGTTGTACACTTCTATTTACTACGAAGGGAAAGTCTCAGGGCTCGCCGCATTTGGTCCTCGGCAAACATCCGTTCGGAACACTTGGGACAGATGCCGTGCGAGACGGGATGCTTGGGACCGGGTCTCATTTCGGTTTCGCACCACGCGCACACGACCCGCAACCCTCCGTGAACCGCTTCGAACACCTGCCGGGACTTGGCTTCCGAAATCATCTTGGGACCTCATCAGCGGGGTTCATTCCCCGGATCCGGGATCGCTCCCGGATTTCGTCATCCCAATTCATTTCCCGCGCCCGCCGAGTTTCGCTAGTAGCTCGGCGTACCGTGCGTCGCTCATCCTGCCCTCCCGTCCTTGAGAAGAAGGGGCGCCCCGCCGCGCCCCTCAGGGGTTATTCCGTTTCCACTTCCTCGTCGACCGCCATGCCGCGGTCCTCGACGGTCGCCGTCGTGCGCACCGTCACTTCGTGTTTGATGTCGCCGTTCTTCGTCACCGCCTCGATGTCGTGTTCCGCCGTTCTGATGCATCCCTTCGATTTGAGAATCAGGATGTAGTAGAGAACGACGCGGTAGGGATCTTGTTTCGTCTTCAGTTCCCCGCCGATTGTCTCCGTCCACTCTTTCCCCGTGCGCAGCGCATCAGGCGCCGCCCGCAGGCCGTTCAGCACGATGAGCGCCTGCCCGCTCACTTCTTTCGCCGGCAGCTCCCCGTTCCAGCCGTACTTACGCTCTCTCGCCATGTCTGTACCCTCCCTGTCCCGATCCCTCATACGTCGTCTGCTGAATTACAGATTTCGTACGTTTTTATAGGGATTTTTTTGTGTCGTTCTCACGTATATGCCCGGAAAATTTTACCCGGAAAAAAGCAGTTCCAACCCCGAAACAAGAACACCAAAATGTTAGACCTCGTTTTCACATTCCAGATTTCGACTCAAAAAATTCGGGAGAAAAAAGTGTATACATCGGCTAAAAAACGTGGTACTATGGGTTCCTCCCTGCCAATAGAGTCGACTGGGTTGGTAAAGACGCAGTAAGGGCTCGCCATAGCTACTACCATGGTGTGTCTTTTAAGTTTCACAGTGGAGACACGTGGAGTCACAGGATAGCATCCAGGACCTCCAAGAGGAGCTCGAGGCGCTAGAAGCACTCGAGGCTCAGCTTGAAGTCCGGGAAATGGAGACCAACTTACGGGCTTTTATCCCCAAAGCCTGGGGCATCATCGAGCCGTCCACCTTCGTCCCCAACTGGCACATCGACGCAATTGCTGAACACCTCGAAGCAATCACCAAGGGGGAAATCCAAGACCTCCTGATCACGATGCCACCTCGGCACTCGAAGTCACTGATTGTTTCGGTACTGTGGCCAGCTTGGGAGTGGATTGAAAACCCGCAATTCCGGTGGGTGTTCGCCTCCTACGCCTTCTCCCTGAGCGTGCGCGATTCCATCAAGCGCCGAAGAATCATTCAGAGCCCGTGGTACCAGCAGCGCTGGGCGAACAAGTTCAAAATCATCGACGAGCAGAACACGAAAGTCCGGTACGAGAACGACCACAAGGGCTTCATGCTTGCGAGCTCAGTGGGAGGTTCGAATACTGGCGAGGGCGGTGAGCGCATCGTTGCGGATGACCCGCACAACGTCAAGAAATCGGAGTCCGAGGATGTCCGGTTGGACACAGTCAACTGGTGGAACATTGTCATGTCTACCAGGCGTAATGATGTTCGTGCCGCCCGCGTCGTCGTACAGCAGCGGACCCATGAGGGCGATGTTGCCGGTGACATCATCGAAAAAGGCGGCTACGTCCATCTCAACCTTCCGACGGAATTCGGTTTTGGTGGGGGCTCGCGGTGCTTCACGTCATGGACACGTTCTGATGGGTCAGAGGCTCGATGGGAGGACCCGCGCCAGGAGATCGGGGAGCTTCTCAATCCGCAGCGATTTGACGCCCAGCAGAACGAGAAAGCGAAGATAGACCTTGGCGACTACCAGTATGCTGCTCAGCACGGTCAAAACCCGGTTCCGCCTACGGGAACGATCATTCAGGCTCAGTGGCTTAAGTATTACGGTGGTCCAGGTCAGCCTCCAATACCAGATTGGAAGCTTGCCACAAACCCGTTTACGCCTCTACTGTCCCTCGATTGTTCTTTCAAAGAGCACAAGGACACTGACTTTGTGGCCGGACTGGGTTGGGCCCAGTTCGGTGCTGATATATACCTTATGCCGGTTTGTATTCACAAACGGCTCAACTTCCCAAATACTATTGACGCAGTCGCCGAGTACGTCGGCGGAGCCAACCTGGACGGCTCGAAAGAGTTCCCGGGCATCTTCCCGTTTATTAAGATTAAGCTCGTGGAAGATAAGGCGAACGGTACGGCGATTGTTGACACGATGAAGCACCGGATTCCTGGCATGATGGCGTTTGAGCCTGGCCAGGGAAGCAAGCAGTCCAGGTTGGAAGCGGTTTCGTGGCGGTTCAGGGCGGGGAACGTGTTTCTGCCGCACGAATCGATCGCTCCCTGGATCAAGGAGTACATCTACGAGCTGTGCGCGTTCCCGAAGGCGAAGAAGGATGACTACGCGGACGCGACGAGTCAAGCTCTCCTGTTCATCGGCGGTGACGGAACAGTGGGCGGAATGCCGACGATGACGACCCAGGATAGCCGCTGGCACAGCGTCGCGTCGGGAAGCGACCTCGAGAGCGATTCGGGTTCCACCTGGGGTTCTGTAAGCCGCTGGTCGGGCGGAATTGGTTCGAAGTGGAGATAAAGTCACCCGACTTTAGTCGGTGACCGTAAATCACGTAAACGTGATTTAGGAAAGCCAAAATGAGTCCAAGACGAAAAGATGCGGTAACGGCGAGCTTCGGTATGGAGGGACTCTCGGGGTTGACGCGCTACGGTGCCGTCAGCCGGGTCTACGAGGAGTTCCTGAAGGAGCTCCAAGGACCGCAGGGGATGAAGAACTTCCGCGAGATGTACGACAACGACCCGATTGTCGGGGCGGTGATGTACGCCGCGCTGCATCTCTGTCGAAAGGTCACGTTCAAGTTTCGCCCAGCGGATGACTCGAACAAGGCGAAGGAGGTCGCGGACTTCGTCGGCGGCGCGATTTTCGATGACATGACGCAGACGTGGCCGGACACGCTGTCAGAAATCCTGACGATGCTGCCGTTTGGCTGGGCGCTGCTCGAGTTCAGGATGAAGCGGCGCCTCGGGATGGGGAAGGTGGACCTCAGGCCACCGGCGATCTCGGACGTGTACAACGGGGTCGGCGGGTTGGGCTACGAGGTTCCAAATTTCGCACCAAGTCGCTTCGATGACGGGAAAATCGGATTTCGTGACTGGTCACTTCGGTCACAGGAAACGTTGTTTCAGTGGGAGTTCGACGAGGACTCGAACGCCGTCGTGATGCAGCAGATGGCGTCCCCTGATTATCGAATCCGGCGGATTCCCCTGGCGAAAGCGCTCCTGTTCAGGACGCAGGTTTCGAAGAACAACCCCGAGGGTCGGAGCATCCTGCGAAACGCCTGGACGTCGTACTACTTCAAGAAGAACCTGCAGGTCTTCGAAGGTATCGGCATCGAGAGAGACCTGGCCGGCTACCCCGTCATCCAGATGGAGAAGCCGGACATCGCGAACGGTCTCGCTGTTCCCGACATCTGGAATACCCAGGACGCGAAGATGGTCGCGATGCTTGCGGCGATCCAAAAGATGGTTCGGTCGGTCCGCCGGGATGAGCAGGAAGGCATGGTTCTGCCATGGTGGGCCAAGTTCTCCTTGGTTGGGACCGGTTCGAAGCGCAACTTCGACACGAACTCGATCATCGGGAGATACGACCAGCGCATCTCCATGAGCATGATGGCGGACTTCATTATGCTTGGTCACGAAGCCGTCGGCTCAAAGGCCCTGGCCGCGACGAAGATTTCGCTGTTCACAAGTGCTCTCTCTAGCTTCCTGGACACCGCAGCGGCGATCATATCACGCAAAGCGGTACCTCTTCTGCTCCAATTCAATGGCTATCCACAGGAATTGTGCCCCGTTATGGAACACGGGAACGTGGAATCAGTCAATTTGCAAGAGCTTGGGGACTTTATTCAGAAGGTAGCGGGCACCGGGTTCAACCCGCTGGCCAGCCCCGAGGCGCAAAAAGCGATCATGGATATCGCGAAACTGCCCTTCACGGTGTCGGAGGCGACGCGGCTGTCGCCCACGTTGCCGAAAGCTGGCGCTGGTGGGGAGGCTCCGAAGCCTGCAAAAGACGGCGTCGGGGACAACAAAGCGGGTGCAGACGAGCTCGACCCGCATCCTCTGGACCCCCAGGGGAACAACTCGGGAGGTCCGGCAGACCTCGTAACTACCTAGAAAGGACTTTGTGGCAGAAGAGACGATTCAGGAACTCGTAAACAGGTGTCAGGCGGGCGCTCGCGGCATGAGCAAGCGCAATCCCAATCGGAAGCTTCTCAAGGACTGCGTTGCGGCTCTGACCCAGCTCACAGAACGGCTAGCAAAGGCTGAAAATGGACCAGGACCTGATCTCAATCAATGATTTCGCGGCGAAGTATCGGGTCTCTGAAGAGACGGTCCGGGGCTGGATCAAGCGCGGGTACGTGGACTACGAAATGGTTGGTCCACGAAAAATGATTCGCAAATCGCAGGTCATCAAGAACGTCGAAGAAGAGGAGCCGACAATTGTCACACAAAGAAGCTGAGAAAGATTACGCCGTCATCGAGAAGAAGAAGGAGCACCAGGACACGCTGAAGACGCTGGACGAGTTGCGCCGGACACGTGCGTCCCGCGGCGGTGTCGGAGCTCCCCTGATCGTGCCTCCGGGTCTCCGGAGCGAGATCATTCTCACCGACGAAGACTTCAAGCCGCCGGTGGAATAGCATGGAAATCTGCAAACCCGACCCAGAAAAGTTCCTTCTCCCCGAAGGTACTCGAGAAGTCAACATCGCTGAAAACCAATCAGAGTACCTGACGCTGCCCGCCCTGGTTACTCCCGACGGCCGCGTGGCGTGCCAGTGGAAGCCGGAACCCAACGACTTGCTGCTCCTGAACATGGGTGTGCCGCTGACTATCGTGCTTCACACTTTCAACCAACCGCTGCAACCGCTTCAGGTGGCAGTCGGCGGGGTGGACCTGCGGCTCCATACTGCTCCAGAGTTGGAAAAGAACACCCACACGTGCCCGCGTCGAGACGACCTGGCGGCATTTGGCATGCCGAGACAAGGTAATGAAGGCGAAGACCGCTGGCGAGGGCCGGATCATAACGGCGTACGAACGTGCTCGTACTGCGGCAGTCTGCATCCCGACGATTTCATGCGACTTGCGAAAGATCGCGTGAGGCTGGGACCAACAGACAAAAACTATAAGGTTTACGTCGACATCCCAGAAACTCAAGGCGACGAGCTGAGGGTGATCAGCGCCAGTTGCGAAGATAACAAGCCGTCTTGGGGAACCCAAAAGTGGGAAGTCGCAGATCTCGAGATTCTTCGACGAGACGGCTGGGGTGGTTCAAATTATAAGTGGATGCTTCGGGCTCCTCGAGGTGTGACGGCGTTTGGGAAGTTCTACTTTCAGCATCTCAGCCTCGAACAGCGAATTGAATTCGTCGATCTCATCAACCAAAAAACGCTGAACATTGGTGATCCGGGATTCTTCTATCGGATGCCATTCTTCTGCGTCAAGGCCTAGTAATGGCTTTACCCGAAGCGATCAGCATTAAGCTTGCATCGGAGCTGCTGGATGTCAACCCTGTGACAATCCGGCGGTGGATTCGATACCGCTACATCCTCGCGTATCGGGTCGGACCGTCACTTATTCGCATCCCGAGAAGTGAGATCGCAAGGCTACGATCGCTTCGGGTCAACGCCGCCGACAACTGCGAAAGGCCTAAATACCCAGAAGTTTAGGTCACGCGTATACATTGGTGTACGTGGAGAAGCACGATCTCTTCCGCGTGATACGATTATCACGTGAGCTACGAGATCGCCAAGATTGACGAAGACGAATGCCTTGTTTTTGGCTTCGCCAACGTCTCGGTCTCGAAGCGTACAGCTTCAGGCGAGGGCGGCGAGGTTTTCAAGGATCTTCAAGGCGACCTCATCGAACCTGCCCAGCTCGAAAAAGCAGCCTACACCCACGTTTTAGAATTTCGCGAAGCTGACGAGATGCACCGCGGCTCTGCAAAGGGCCAACTCGTCGAGTCCATCGTGTTCACGCACGAGAAACTGGAAGCGTTCGCGAAAGATGAGAACGGTGTCGTGAATCAAGAGCACTTAGCGGTGCTCAAGCAGATCTTTCCACCGCGTTGGTGGGTCGGGTACAAATTCGACAAAGAAGCCTTCGCGGGCGTCAAGTCGGGAAAATACACGATGTTCTCCATCGCTGGAGAAGCTGACGCGGAGAAGGTGTAATGGCCCGAAAGCTTTCGAACCTTCGAATCAATCGAGTCGCTCTCGTTGACAAGGGCGCGAACTACGATGCGAAGACTGGTGACGGGGCTCACATCGTCCTCTTCAAGTCGGCTCCCAACGTTGGCGACGTTCATGTGGACGTGCCCGACGAACGCGAGGAGTACGAGAAAGCCACGCTCAGTTCGGAGACGCGCAACAGCTTGCCCGACTCGGCATTTGCCGCTGTTTGGACTGATGCGCAGGGGAAGAAACAGCGCAAGCTGCCCTACAAGCATGCAGACGGCTCTATCGACCACAACCATTTGACGGCCGCGCTTGGCCGAATCGACGGCGCAGACATTCCCGAGTCCGTGAAGAGTTCAGCACGCAGTAAGCTACAGGCTGCCAACAAGCATCAGGAGAAGAACGTGAAAAAGAGCATCCTCAAGCAGTTCCTCGGGTTGTTCGCCGAGCAGGACGTCGAGAAGCGCAGCGCTGCAGTGGCTGCCCTTGCAAAGGCGGTCGACGAAGACACGGTCGACGGCGGTGATGACGAGACCGCCGAAGAGAAGAAGAAGAAAGAAATGGCGAAGATCGCCGCCGAGGCGGTTGCGACCGTTTCAAAGGCGCATGACGCCGAAGTCGCCACGCTCAAGAAGCGGCTCGAGGACAGCGAAGCCGCGGCGAAGATCGAGAAAGACGCGCGCCTCGACCGCGAGATGACCGACGTCCTCAAGAGCTTCAAGGCGACCCCGTTCGATCTCACGACGGACGTCGCGAAGTTCCGGAAGATGAAGGAAGACGCGCCCGAAGCGTACGCCCGCACGATGGAGCTGTTCAAGGCTGCCGACGCGCAGGCCGCGGCGAGCGGTCTGTACAAGAACTTCGGCTCTGGCGGCAACGGCGGCGGAAGTGCGTGGGACAAGATCGAGGCGAAGGCGGATCAGCTCATCGAGAAGAGCGGTCACACGGTCAGCCGTGAAGCGGCCCTCGAGAAGGTGATGCTCGCGAATCCGGCGCTCGTCGCCGAGTACCGCAAGGAACAGCAGTAAGCTCGGCGCGATTCCAAGGGTTCAGCGTCAAACAGATCAGTAGTCAAGGAGAAAAGAAATGCCGTTTCAGGGAGCACTGCCGCTCAAGCTCAGCGGCGCCAAGGCCGGCGCGGGTCTTTCGGGAGCGACCGCGCAGTACAAGTTCGTGAAGTTGTCGGCGGACAACACCGTGGTTCTCTGCTCGGGAACGACGGACGTGCCGATTGGCGTTCTTCAGGCGCCAGCAGCGACGGGCGATCCCGTCGAAGTCGTGGTCGTCGGCGAAACGATCGTTCAGGCGGGTGGGTCGATCACCGCAGGCGCGGCGATCGCGACGAACGCTTCGGGTCAGGCTCAGACGGCGGTTTCGACGCAGACGGTCGTCGGCGCGGCGGTCAACGTCGCGGGCGGCACGTCGGCGGGCAACGAGATCACGGCGGTCGTGAACTGCGCTTCACCGAGCATCAAGGCGTAAGGTTCGGTTTTTTCGAGCAGCTTTCGCAAAAGCGCTCAGAGAGGTTTCAACAGGAGTAGAAAATGCCGAATCCGTATCTTTCGCAGGTTCACGTCGACCGACCGCTCTCGAACATGAGCGTCGCTTACATCCAGAGTGAGCAGGCGTTCGTGTGCGGGAAGGTGTTCCCGTACATTCCGACCGACAAGAAGTCGAACCGGTACTTCCTGTACACGAAGGACGACTGGTTCCGTGACGACGCGCAGCTGCGCGCTCCGAACACGGAGTCGGCGGGCGGCGGGTACGACATCGACAACACCCCGTCGTACTCGTGCAACGTGTACGCGTACCACAAGGACATCGACGAGCAGGAGAACGCGAACGCGGACATCCCGCTCAACCCGGAACGGGACGCTACCCGCTTCGTGACGCGCAAGCTCCTGCTCCGCCAGGAAGTCCAGTTCATCTCGGACTTCTTCACGACCGGTATCTGGACCGGTTCGAGCACGGGTGGCGACATCACCCCGGCTGTGACCTGGGACGATCCCAGCTCGACGCCGATCGAAGACGTTCAGGCCCAGCAGCTCGCGCTGCTCCAGGGGACCGGGTTCGAAGCGAACACCTTCCTCATGGGCTTCGGCGTCTACCAGAAGCTCATCCGGCACCCCGACGTGATCGACCTGATCAAGTACGGTGCGGGTCCCGGCAACCCGGCGATCGCGAACGAAGCCGCCCTGGCGAAGATCTTCAACGTCGAGCGCGTGATCGTTTCGAAGTCGGTGAAGAACACGGCGCAGAAAACTCCGGGCAGCACGACCTTCACGGGCGCGCTGACCGCGGGCAAGAACGCGCTGCTCTGCTACGTGAACCCCTCGCCCTCCATCATGGAGCCCAGCGCGGGTTACTCGTTCATGTGGACGGGCGTTTCTCGGGGAATCGGCCTCACGATCGGAACGTACCGGATTCCGATGCCGTGGCTCGGTCTCGAGACCGTGCGAATCGAAGCGGAAATCGCGTTCGCGAACAAGGTCGTCGGCGCAGACCTCGGCGCGTTCTTCTCCGCTTGTGTTGCGTAATGAGCTCCGCTCCTAAAGCTGAGCTACAAGAGAAGACGGGACCTTCGGGTCCCGTCTTCATCGCGTGTAAGCAACTCAATCTCCGCGGCGTTCCGTACCGTCGCGACGAGATTGTCGACGTTTCAGAGCTGCCCGAGTACAAAGTCAGCCAGCTCCTGAACCAGCGCTTCATCCGACCCTCGTAAACCCAGATGGCGGCCGGTCCAGGCCGATGTGAAGGGAAATCAGAATCATGCCAATCGGTACATTTCGCGTAAGCTCGCTTCTCATGGCGCTCGGCGTTCGTCAGAACGCTGGTAGCGGCAGCCCCGTGAACGGTACGTCGGGGACGTTGGCTGGCAAAGCTGCGCCGGGATCGGTCTACTTCGACGCCACCAACGGCGTCAAGTGGATCAACATCGGTACGAAGGCTGCGCCCGTGTGGTCGCCGCTGAACCCGGTGATCGTTCCCCTGACCGCTGCGCAGCTCATCGCGATGAACGCGACCCCGGTGAGTCTCATCGCGGCTCCTCCCGCAGGGTACAGCGTCGTGGTCGACAACATCCTGTTCGTCATCACCACGACCGCGACCCAGTTCACGGGCGGCGGTGCCGTGACGTTCCCGTATCATGGTGGTTCGGTCAACGCGCACACCGGCTCGATCCCTGCATCTGTCGTTACCGCGGGTGCTGGCACGACATTGACCCAGCTCGGTCCTGCGACGGGCGCGAACGGAACGACGGTTCCAACAGCGACCGGCGTCGATATCACGAACGCAACGGCCGCGTTCGCTGCCGGCACCGGAACGGCCAAGGTTGTCATCGACTACCGAGTTGTTCGTCAGGCCTAATCAATGGCCGCGAAGAACTTCGGCGCGAGCCGTCGCGTCAACCTTATCTCGGGTAACGTTCCAGCAGCTGGAACGGTTCTTGGAACACCCGTTGTAGGACTCGCGGCGGCGAAATTCCTTGAGGTTCAGGCGAACCTCACATATACGTCTGGCGGAACAACGATCGACTGTTACGTTCAGACGTCGCTTGACGGCGGAACGACCTGGGTGGATATCATGAACTTCCACTTCCTGCTCGCTTCCGCTATCAAGATTTCTGCAGTAGCCCTTTCAACGGCTCTTGCAGCTGCAGTCACGCCGACTGACGGTTCGATTGCAGCCAACACGATTCTCAGCGGATTGCTGGGAGATCAGATTCGGCTGAAGACCGTCATCGTCGGAACGTACGTTGGTACGCTTCGGGTCGACGCTGTCGTCAAGGGCTAACACCTCGGCGGTAAGGCACCGTGCAGCGCCAATAAGACGCGGATAACCTTACCGCCACTTTCCTGAAAGGTGGATTGCATGAGCCTCATCTCTCTCCTGATTATCTTCATCATCATGTGCCTCGTGATCTGGATTGCTAAAAAGCTCCTCGCAGCTTTCAGCATCGATGAGCCAATTGCGACGGTGATTTACGTCGTGATCGTGGTGCTTGCTGTTCTGTGGGCACTTCAGCAGCTTGGGTTTGGAGTTCCTTTTGGGTCAGTGAGATTTCGTTAGAGTTAAAGAATATACACGGATAGACATTACCGCAAGTTTTCCCACCCGCGTAGTACAATAAAGCTGTACATCATGGCATGGTCCTACAGTGGAGATCCGTCTAGCAGTCCCAAAGACGCGGTTCGGTTTCTAATCCAGGACACGAACCCCGCGTCTCCGATTGTTCAAGACGAAGAAATCAACTGGGTTCTCACCAACGAGATGAACGTTTGGATGGCGGCTGCCGCTATCTGCGACACTCTCATTGGAAGAGGTGGCGCCGTCAAGATGAAGAAGGTCGACGGGCTGATGATTGCCTACGACCGAGCTTTCTACACGGCGCTTGCACTTGGACTTCGAGCCCGTGGAATGAACTATCAGGTTCCCTACGCTGGCGGCATTTCGGTCGCCGACAAGGAAGCCTTGGAAGCAGACCCCGATTGGATTCGTCCGTCGATTCTTCGTGGTCTGGATGACAATCCGCTGGCTCCGTCGCCCGCGACGCCGCCTGCAAACCCCTTGACTTCGGTTTAACGTGCCGATTTCTGACTTTCTCGACTTCATGCCTGACTCGGTCAGCTTCAATGCTTGGCTGAGTCAGGATAGAACGGGAAAACCTACGTACGATGAGCTGAACACCACCGTGGTTCGCTGCCGAATCTCGATGGAAAATCACCTCATTGTGAATGCTGAGGGTCGGGAAGTACTGGCGCGAGGAACCATTACCCTGGGCACGACAGTGGCCCCGAACGTGAAAGATCGGATCACGTTACCGGCCGGAAACGTGCCCACATCGCCGCCGATGCTTGCCGTGAATCTCAGTTCGGATGAGAACGGACCGCATCACGTGGTGATCAAAATTGGGTAAAGTTTGGAAACTTCCGCCGTTACCGAAGCTTGTCAAAGAACCTCCCAAGATCGATTTTCAGTCTGGGAGCGAGGGCTCTGACGTATCGTTTCGAGTAACAGGAATCGAAGCTCTAATCGCAAATCTTAGGAAAATGGGTCCGGTCGCAATGGATGCGGCTGGTGCTGAGCTCTCGATAATCGCTCATGAGATTATCGAGGATGCGAAGGAGAACTACGTCCCATTCCGAACGGGAGTCCTCAAGGACTCTGGGGACAGCGACGAGTACATTCCAAATCGCGGCATCGAGCTCACGCAGATTGCGATGTGGTTTGGCGGCGTGGTTGGACCAGAGGCGCTTGAGCACGGGGTTCGAAGTGCTCAGGAATACGCGTTGGTTCAGCATGAGGACTTGACGTTCCACCACGAGTTCGGTGGACCCAAATACCTCGAACGGCCGTACGATCAGGCAGTTGGAAAGGTTCCCGACCGGCTTGCTCAAGCGGTTTCGAACGCGCTCGGCGGCGACAGCGGATTAGCGGTTGGCTTCGAGGATTCGGCGGTTTCGTACGCAGGGTTTGAATAGTGGTCCTGAACGAGCTTACAACTTTCTTGCAAACGCAAGGGCTGGGCACTCAGGGAACCGACTTGTTCTACGGAATCGTTCCCGACACTCCTGACGCCCTGATTGCGCTGCTCGAGTATCCGGGACGTCAGAGTGAACCGTTGCTTGGGACCAAGACTCTTGGGCTCGTGTATCCCAAGATTCAAGCACTCACTCGAGGCGTGATAAACGACTACGATACGCCACGAATTTTGATTCAGTCGGTCGTGACGCAGTTTGTCACGATCCTGAACGGCAGCTTGCCAGGCTTCTTATCAGTGGAACCGCTAGCTGACCCGTTCTACCTGAAGCGTGACGACAATTTTCGGTGCTACTTCGCGTGTAACTTCTTAGTCACGAAGCAGCCCAGTACGTCCTAGGGGGACCCATGTGGACCACGTGCGCTACGTGCCATAGAATGCTCGAGGCAGCCCACGCCGATGCAGAGGGGAACTGCGTGAACTGCGCAAAACCAGCGGAGAAGTCGGAGTCGGTTGTGGAGCCGGCAACTTCTGACCATCCGCCTTCCGATCCCGAGGAATAGGCATGAAGATTCTACTCGTGACGCCGTCCGTTTCGATGTCCATCGCGGACGTGTCACGCGGTTACAGGCGAGCGCTCGAGCGAGCAGGTCATCAAATCTGCGAGTACTCGATGAAGGCTCGGTACACATATCATCAGAAGGCGCTGCCCGAAGGCGTGCCACCCGAGATTTTGTGCCGGCAAGCCTCTGAGAATATCGCTCTCGAGGCTCTCTACGGTGAGGTCGATCTCGTCCTAATTATCTCGGGGCTGAACGTGCACCCGATCGCCCTCTGGTCTCTGGCGAAGCTCAAGATTCCCGCTGCGGTGATCTTGACGGAAAGTCCGTACGATGACGAGTTTCAAAAGCAGTGGGTCGACCTCACGCACGTCGGCATTGACACGAAGGCGAAGGTTTTCACGAATGATCGCTCGTCTGCTGAAACGTATGGGTGGACGCTTCTGGCGCCGTCGTTTGACCCCGAATTTCACAAACCTTCTCCCGTTTCAAAAGATCATGTTTGTGACGTCGTGATGGTCGGAACGGGTTGGCGCGAGCGACAGGCGTTTCTTGAGTATGCCGACTGGACCGGCATCGATCTTCGACTTTACGGAAATTGGCCGGACCTTGACGAGAAGAGCCCGCTTTTCAAGTTTTACCGACCCGGCATCGTCGACAATGCGCAGATTTCAGAGATTTACTCAAGCGCAAAGATCTGTTTGAACTTTCACAGGGCAAGTCGATTGGCGAAGACTCCAGGACCTCGGGTGTACGAGTTGGCAGCGTGTGGCGCGTTCCAGCTATCCGATTCGCGTGAAGATCTTTCGTCTCTGTTTGGCATGACTGTTCCAACGTTTACGTCACCAAAACAGTTGCAAGAGCAGGTCAAGTATTTCCTGAAGAATGAGGGCCAACGGGCCAGCCTTGCAGACCAAGCACGTCACTTGGTTCAGAACGAGACTTTCGATAGCCGGGTTTGCGACCTCATTTCAGCCATTTCGTAAGGAGAAAAGATGCCTGGTTCAAACGCTATCCACGGTAAGGGTGCGGTCATCTACATCGGCGCGGGTGGCGCTGCACCAATCAATGTTGGCGATCAGCTCGACTGGTCGCTCGACTTCGACATGGCGTCTGTCGACGTCACGCCGCTGAACAACACCTGGAAGTACTTCGTCAAGGGACTCCAGGGCTACACCGGCACGTTCTCGGGAAACTTCGATCCGACCTCGACGCAGCTCTGGCTGTGCTCGGCTGGCAGCACGCAGGCGGAGAAGTTCTACCTGTACCCGAACGGTGCGGCGAGCATGACGAACTACTACTACGGCACGGCGTGGTTCCAGCTGACGAAGATCGTCGCCGGCAGCACCACGACGAAGGCCAACAACGGGTTGAAGCTCACGGGGCAGGGCCCGCTCAGCTTCCAGTAAGATGATCGACGGCTTGGGGAAAGTCCGCGTTGGCTGTGAAGACGCGGCGACGATCAGAACTTGGACCGTCATTCCCCAAGCCGCCGGTATCGGCGTTGTGCAGTCTGACATCGTCGCAGAGATTGCTTCGGCAAATCGATACTGGGCGACGCAAAAACCTACCGAGATTTACCTGTGGCTCGGTAAATGTTGGTGGGTTTGGCCAGTAGAGAGTGTCGATGAGCAGTTTTTCGCTGGTTCGACCGTCACGTTTCGTGTTTTCGGCAATCCTGTGGTGAAGTTTTAGGAGCAAATGGCATGCCTCGCAACCGCTTCGTTTCCGCTGACGTTACCCGCATCGAAATCTCGGACGGTGACTGGATTGAGCTGAAGACCGACCTCAACACCGGTGACCAGAAGAAGCTCGAAAACGCTGGTCTCCTACCTCCAGTCATGATCGATGGAAAACTCATCAACCCCATCGACTGGACCATTTACGAGCTTCTCAGAGCCGAGATTTTCCTGAAAGATTGGTCGTTCAGAGGGCCTGACGACAAGCCCGTTCCGCTCTCGATGGACGCGATTCGCAACCTCGACCCGGAGACCTTCACCGAGATCAGCACTGCGATCTTCGAGCATGTGACGAAGCGATCCGACCAAAAAAAACTCGCGAGGAATACTCTGAAGGCATCATCGTTTCAGACATCTACGTAATGAAGTGGATGGGGTGGAGTTACGACGATCTTTGCAAGGCTCCACCCGAGTACGTCAGCCAAATCATAAAGCTGATTAACGAAGAGGTCGCACGAAATGCCAGTTAGCGCCGGAGAAGTTGAAGCAGTTCTGAGCGCGCGGGACAACATGACTCCCGCGATGGAACGAGCTGCGCAACGAGTCCAGGCGCTGGAATACCAACTCGGTACGCTGGGAACTGCAAGCGTTGCCTCCTTCAACACCCTGAACGCACAGCTTCAGATGGCGGAGTTCAGGTTTGCGCAGTTATCGGCCGCCAGCGCTTCGTCAGGAGCAGGTCAGGAAGAGGTCCGAAGCCAGCTTGGTCGAACCGGTCAGTCGATGGCGGCACTTGACGGTCTTGCGACTCGGCTGATCGAGCGGATGGTGATTCTTTACGCCATTCGTGGAACTTTCAATTTTGTTGAAGGTTTGTTCGAGGCCGCCGACGGCATGGTCAAGCTGAGCAGCTCGACCGACATGACGCTTGGCAAGCTCCAGGAACTGGAGTACGGAGCCGATAAGCTCGGGATTCCGTTCACGAAGGTCTCGACTGCTATCGACACGTTTGACAAGAACCTTGCTTCCGCAAAATCGGGTGCCGTTGACGCGCTGCACGACATCGGCCTCTCGCTTGGTGCGGTTTTGGCAATGAACCCTGACGAGCGATTTGACAAAACTGCCGCCGCGATTGCCGCACTGCCAACTCAGCTGCAGCGAACGAAGGCCGAAGTTGCGCTCTTCGGGACTGACGCCATTGACCCGCTTATCAAGCAACTTGCATCTCTTGAGGCTGAAGCTCGCAAAAACAACGCCGCTATGGGCGACGATACGGTTCATGCGCTGAGCAACACGCTCGCGATGTATCGGAGTTTTGGGTCCGAGCTCAAGCCGATCGTTTCGGGAATCATTGACGACGGTCAAAAGCTTGTCGCTGCATTAGCGGCACCATTTTTCGGTGGCGGCGGTCCAGGAACCAGCACGAATTCGGGGCTCCCACCCTGGATTACGTCACTGCTAGCGCTTCAAGGCATCACCGTTACTGCTCCTGAGCAAGCGAATCCTACTGTTTCGGCTCAGCCTACGGGAGCACGAGCTGGAGCTGGAGCGGGAGCGGGAGCAGGTCCATCTCCAGCGTCAACGCCGTCACTCGATGTCGGTGCAGCTTATATCAGACAGCTGACTGATGAGAAGAACAGCGTCAAGGCGCTGACCGACGAACAGATCAAGGAACTTGAGCAGCTCAAGAAACTTGGAGAACTGACTGAGGCAAATGCTGCTCACCTTGACATTACATCAAGCCAGTACAAGCAGTACATTCAGCAGCTGAAGGACGCTGCCGAAGCTGAACGTGCGCTCATCAGGGAACTTGAGCAGAAGATTCGTATCGACAACGAGTCTGACGCAACGAGCCAGATGGTTCGAAAAAACCTTGCGGACGAGGCGAATTTGGCCCGCATCCGCTCAAGTGAGCTCGACAACGAAATCAAGATGTTCCAGCAAATTGCTCCTCTGTCCGCTGCTCAGTCGCACATCAGCGATTTGAAGCAGCAGGACGCCGACGAGAAGCAAGTTCTTGATACAATGCTCAAGTCGCTCTCGACGGAAAAAGAGCGAACTCAGGCTCAGGACATCTACGCACGAAACCACGAGCGGATTTCGAAGCAGATTGCCGCTGAAGAAGATAACATCACGCGAATCCTGATCTCTCAGGCTCAGGCCGCGAGGTTGGCTCGTGCTTCGAACGCCAAGGGAGACGGGCAACGGCTCGACGGTACTCCCGATGATGCTCACCTGAACATCGCCGACGCGGCAGAGCGCAGGTACGAAGAGGCCCAGCAAGAAATCGACATGAAGCTCAAGGCTGGGATGATTACCCAGGACGACGCGAACGCCCTGCAAATCGCAGCCGCAAGAGCTTTTGAAGAAACGATGAACGCGGCCAACAAAGCTGCGGCTTCGGTCGATACAGCTGGCAAGTCCATGGTGAACGCCGCCAACAGCGCCAAGGTTTTGGCCCAGAGCGTGACAGCAGCTGGTTCTGGACTCGCAACGATGGCTGGGGACGGTGGTCAGCACAGGGACGGGATGTTCTTTGGACCTGACGGCGGCGGCACGGCAGCTTATGGAACAGCCGGCGGATACATTGGCCGACAGGCCACGCTCAGCCAGCTCTGGCGTCAGGCCAATGTTCCTCAGTTCGCCGATGGTACAGATTTCGCCCCTGGCGGTATCGCGGAGGTCGGCGAGCGAGGTCGTGAATACGTGAACCTGCCTAGAGGGGCTAGCGTCTCGCCTAGCGGAGTTCCGGCTGGTAAGACCGAGATTCACGTAAGTGTTAGCGGTGTGATGGATCATTCAGCCAAAGAAGATCTTGGCCGTATGATTGGCCAGCACATCATGGATATACTTAAGGGTGGCATGAAGCTCGGTACTGCATGATTCTTCTCTTTCTTCAACAGGTCGGCGTTGTCGCAGCCCTGACAGGAAACGTCAGCGCTCCAGCGGTGTCTGGAACTCCAGGCAACATTACGGCTGTCGTCACGCCTATCGTAGTTACGGAAAGAAACGTATCGCCGGCTACTACTCAGGGACCGGCTCAATACCCAGCGTCGCTGCCGCTACTTCTGAACGTTACGACTCCAGGTATTCTTGGAGCTCAAAACATCACAGTCCGACTTCCGCCAATTGCTGCAAGAGCTGGCGGAATGTCGGTTCAGCTATCTCCGCTCGTCATTCATGATGTTGTACCACTAGTTGGAACGATTGGTTCGCCGGGACAATTTCAGCCGATTATCACGTTCAACGGGAGCGATTTCTCGAACCTTGTTCGCTACGAAAGCATCCGAATTACCAACGTAGCGGGGGATCAACCGAAACGCTGCACTCTTACGGTTAACAAGACCGGCACTCCTCCTACCGCCGGAATGGACGTCAAGATTGCTTTGCAGTCGGTATTCCCAGCAAATCTGATCTTTGGCGGCACAATTACCCAAGTTGAGCAGTCATTTGACAAGCTCCTTGGTAATACAGTTTACCAAGTCACGTGCACTGGTTACACGTTCCTTCTGAGTGAACGTTATCCGAACGTTTCGTACGTGAACACCAGCGCTGGAACCATCATCGCAAATCTGTTAACCTTGTATGGGCCTCCCGGATTTGCTGCGACATCTATCAGCGCAGGCGTTACTGCAACGCTTACGACAATCAATTTCGACGGTACTCAAGATCTGCCGCACTGTATTTCGAAGTTGATGTCCGCCATCGGCGGTTACTGGCGGATTGACGACAGCAAGATCGTTCACGCCTACTTGGCGGCCGAAACTGACGCTGTACCGGACCCCATTGACGTCAGCAACACGACGGCGATGATTGACCCAGCTTTCAAGTACAAGGTTGACATTAGCCAGATTCGTAACAGAATCAAGGTAAAGGGTGGAAGCGGCGGCAGCACTTCGATTCCAATTGGAGCTGGCGGAGCATCGTTCATACCAATCAGTTCTGCTCTGGCTTTCAACCTAAGTGGACCGGGACAGGCACTTGTCGATATCCCAGTCGCAGGTACTCCTGGGCCGATGAAGACGCCAACGCCGGTTTCGTACACCCAGGCGACTCAGTCGTCACTTGTGACGTCTACTATTCAGTACATTTCGCCACCGTCTTTCGTGGTTCAAAGCACGTCAGTACTGAGCGGTGGTCAGCTTCCGTCGGGATCGTACTTCTACGGATTTACGACGCTGACGCTGGCTGGTGAAACGACACTTGGAGCGTTCACGAGCGTGCTCTCGGGCTTTAACGGGGCCCGGGTGCAAATGAACATCAACATGAACGCGCTGTTCCCGTTCCGAGTCAATGGCGCATATGCGATCAACGTTTATCGCAAGCCAATTGCAAACTCGTTTGGTCAATATCAGCTCGTTGGCTCCATTCAGCTTGGTCAGAGCGGCCTTACGTCACCGTTCTTCGACAACGTTCCAGATAACTCCCTGGGCGTGTTCGCCCCGGTGTTCAACTCGGCAGCTTACTCTGGGACGACAGCGATCGTTTCGAGCATTGGCGGACTAGCGGTTGTTTGTGACCCTGGAACTAACGTCGTCTCCCCTGGTGTGATGACCTACAACGGTGGGGCAGCGTTTTGGTACACTGCGAGCGGCAACAATCTCGTAGTTCAGGCATTCTCTGCTGGCGCGAGCTTCCCGACACCCGGCACCGTTCTGCGAAGTTCAGCGGCGCTTCTAGGCGTTACGGGTCTCAGCACTGGTGCGGCACTTCCGTCGGGTTTATCAGTTTCGTCCTTTACGCAGGCAGATGATGCGGCTTCACAAGCAGCTCTTGCGGCATTACTGGGAAATGGCGATACTGGAGTTCGTGAAGAGTTCATCAGCGACGGCTCGCTCGTTACTGACGCAATGGTCAAGGCGAGAGCGGCAGCCGAACTCGCATACTTCAAAAATCCGATCATTTCGTTTGATTACCCGACCCGCGATTCGAAAGTTGGTCCTGGGCGCAGTGTTCATGTCAATATCGCTGGTCTGACCGGGGACTTCCTAATTCAGCAGGTTGACATCAGCCGAATCGGTACTGACATCGGCGCTAACATCATTCAGAGTCCGTTGTATACTGTTTCGGCGTCAAACGTCAAGTTCACATTACAGGACCTGCTGAGACAACTCGGCGGATTACTCACCCTGAGTGGCAGCGTCATAGGATAGAAAATGGCAAACACAGCGTTCGACAAAGGCAAGGCAGATTTTCTCACGTATCTGACCGGGCAGACACTGAAAGCGATGCTGATGACAACGGCGTATACGCCGACGGTCAGCGACAATTTTGTTTCGGCAATCGTCGCGAACGAGCTCTCCGTTTCAGGGTATACCCGTCAGGCTCTTACCGGCATGGCCGTCACGCAGGATGACGTCAACTCCCGGGCCTACTTCACGGCCAACAACAACGTCTGGGCCGCTCTCGCGACCGGACAGACCATCGGCTGGGTCGTGCTATACATTGACTCGGGTAGCGACGCAACCTCGAAGCTTTACGGGGCGTACCAGACAACTGCTACCCCGACGAACGGCGGTAGTTTCACAATTCAGTGGGCCTCTGGCGCGTCGGTGCCGGGCGGCGTAATTCAGCTTTCGTAAGGGTGGAGCATGGCTGACAATATCACAGTTACTCCTGGTGCAGGAGCAACGGTCAAGACCGAATCGGCGCTCGATGGAGTGGCCCAGATTCAGGCTGTCAAGATCTCGTACAGCACTGAGGCAAAACTCTCGGTTAAGCAGATCAACGTCAGCGCGAGCGGTCAAAACACCCTGATTGCCGGCGTCGGTGGTCAGGTTATCAAGGTCTATTACGGGTTCCTGGTCGTCAACGGCACCGTGCTGTTCGATTTCAGAGACGGCGCGACGACGTCCCTGAATGGAGCTCCGTTCCCGCTAGTTATCAACGGCAGCATCAATTTGCCGATGGTTAGCGAACCTTGGCTCACGACATCCTCAGGAAACGCCCTAACTTGTAACCTTTCGGCGGCGGTCACCGTGACCGGCGTCCTGTTTTACACGCAGGCATAAGGATGATTATCTATAATCCTACGTCGACCAGTAGCGTTACGGTTAGCACTACTGGGACTATCAACAATCTAGATTTCAGCAACGCAAACGTCATCCGCATGACGAATGCGTCAGCTGCAACAATCACCGGCTTAAAAGCCGGTACGGACGGACAGCGAGTTATTATCTTCGCTCTTGGTACCGGTGATGTGGACTGCGCAAATGCGAGTGCGTCGTCCTCCGTTGGTAACCGCTTTTCCCTGGATGCTACTAGCAGCAGTCGGCTGCGAGCAGGTCTTAGCCGAATCGAACTTGAGTACGATACCACTTCGGGTGTCTGGCGCGAAGTCAACAGTTATCTGTGCGACTATGTGTCTTCAATAACGAACCTGACCGCTACGCCCGTATCAACGGGCTATCAGGGTGCAAGTCAGCTTACAAGCGTGCTTATCATTGCACCTTCGGGCGACAAGGCGACGTGTATCTTAACGGCGCAAGGCGGTGCTGGTGTCGGGTGGTCTGGCACCTGGTTTGGTCCTGGAACTGTAACCGCTGGCGCCTTAACGTTCACAATGACAGGTAGTGGTGCCGAACCATATACCATCAACCTAGATTCTGGCGGAGGTACGATCTCAATTGCCCGTAATGGTGCAGGTACAATTACAGGTGTAACTACCGTTATTTGTAGAAGACTGATGTAATTCGGCTAATCCCTGGGGGGACCACGACCGTGATTGATACAACCGTACACCTTGGCGACATTATCACGACGTTTATCGCCGCAATCGTCACCCTGATCGGGTGGGGAGTGCGAAAGATGTTTTTCTCGGTGTATCGATTCATCAAGAGCGTCGATGGCTACGAAGAGCGGATTGAGTCAAGCGCGGAGGTAATCGACCTTCACACTGACGCGCTGGCAAAATCTGGATGGCTGCACGAAGACGTCAAGCTTGTAAGCAAGAAGCGTCGAGCTACTGATCGGTCGTCGTTCCGAGGGAGCTACTGAAATGGGCTACCTCACCATCGCTAATGATGTACCAACTCCGGTAGAGTTCAAGCTGATGCGTGCCTCGGGGATTAGAATCCTCGCGGCACTCAGCGACGTCGCTCGGTCCTCAGGAATTGTGCTGCAGATTACGTGCGGGTCGAACAGTCACCCGGCGCTGGACCCACACACGCTGGGAGAGGCTTACGACGTCAGAAGCCACAACCTCAGCGCGGCTCAGAAGCAGTTGGTCTTAAACCTGACGATGAACGAACTCCTGGACGGGGTCGGAGATATCGCGCTACCAGTCTCGGGAGGAATTGCGACAAAGTTCTTTTTCGGCTTTCTCGAAGCGGCAGGAACACCGAATGAGCACTTCCACTTCCAGCGGCGTAAAGGCGTCGTCTGGCCACCAGTTACCGTCAGCGCAGCACAAACAGTAAAGGCATAACCATGGTCAGCGTTATCAGCGTTCTTCGATTCAACACGACTGCAACGCCCGGAAAATACACGATCACGGCGCCGCAACCGAACAGCTTTCGCG